CCTAAGCTCATGGAAGACGGCGACAAGTCACCAGAGTTGCAAGCAGCGGAACAGCAAATGCAAGCAATGGGTCAAGAGATGGAACAGATGCACCAGATGATCCAAAATGTCGGCAAATCCATCGAAGCGCAAGATATGCAACGCAAAGATTTTGAAGCTGAAGTTAAGATGTACGAAGCCGAAACCAAGCGGATCGCTGCGGTGCAGGCTGGCATGACTGAGCAACAGATTCAAGATATTGCAATGGGCGTGGTTGCTGCGGCAATGGAGTCGCAAAATATGCTCAATGAAATGCCTGAGATGCGCGAAGAGTCCATGCCTATGGAAATGACGCCACCGGAAGGTGAAATGATGCCACCAGAGCAAGAAATGATGTCACCACAAGGAATGCCACAATGAAAGCCGCTGATTTTTTAGGCTTGCTGTTTCTAGCACGGGACGTGACGCACAGCGTTCACTTGAACACCCGCAGCTTCAGCAAGCACGAAGCACTTAACATTTTCTATGATCGCATTGTTGGCGCGGCGGATGATTTTGCTGAAGCCTACCAAGGCCGTCATGGTTTAATTGGCCCCATCACTTTGCATTCGGCAAAGAAAACCAGCAACATCATTGAGTTTTTAGAAAGCTCGTTGGCTGAAATTGAAGAGGCTCGGTATAAAGTTGCAGACAAAACGGATTCTTCGTTGCAACAGTTGATAGATAATATTGTTGAAATCTATCTTCGCACTTTGTACAAATTGAAATACTTAGCATAAGGAAACATCATGGAACTCTTAAACCCTTTGGCAGATGCTGATTTTCCAGCTAAGTCTATCTCTTACACCGGCACTGCTGGTGTAACTGGCACATGGCCTGCTGGCCCTCAAGGCGTTGTGGTTTGGTCTGACCAAGCCTGCTATGTCTTGGTTGGTGAAGGCGTTACTGCCACCACATCTAGCACTCCAGTTCCACCATTTACGCCCATTCCGTTTAAGGTGCCACAAGGCACTGGCGGTCAATGGCGCGTGAGCGCAATTAGAGTGTCTGCTGATGGCACGGTGTACGCTAAACCAATGAACTCACAATGAGTTACTTTGGCATCCCTATTCGGAACGGTGTTGCCATCGGTATTGGCAACATTATTTCCCTTTTGTCTGGGTATGCCAGTGCAACGGTGCAGGGCAATCTTTTGACCGAAATTGGCGACAATCTTGTGCAAGAAGATGGCGGCTTAATTCTTTTGGAGTGATAAATGGCTGATAAAAAAATCTCCGCTCTATCGAGCGCGTCTGTCCCCCTTGCAGGCACTGAGGTATTGCCAATTGTGCAAAGCAGCGCAACTGTCAAGGTGAGCGTTAACGGCCTGTTCAACAATCCAACAGTGACCAACTATGTTGAAGCTGTTGTTGCCATTGGCACAGTGACCACCACAAACACTATTGCTTTGACCAACGGCACGGTGCAGACTGCAACCCTAACAGCATCAACGGCTTGCACGTTTACCATGCCCACAGCAACCGCTGGTAAATCGTTTGTTCTTTTGCTCAAACAAGCAGCAGCTACAGGTAACGGCACAGCAACATTCACAGGTGTGAAATGGGGTACTTCTGGCGCACCAACTATCACAGCAACTGCGGGCAAGATGGACATTTTGACCTTTATTGCTGATGGCACAAACTGGTACGGTTCAATTGCACAAGGTTACACACCCTAATGTTTGCCGCTAAAAACTTCTTTTTAGCTGGTGGTTCAAAACCACCATATTCAGCAACTTATTTAGTTATTGCTGGTGGTGGTGGCGGTGGAGATGGTGGTGACCTTGGCGGTGGCGGCGGTGCTGGGGGCTATTTAACTGGAACATCTACTTTAACCCCCACTACTTCGTACACAATTACTGTGGGTGGTGGCGGCCCTCCAGATACGAATGGCGTTAATTCTGTTTTTAGCACAGTCACCGCAACTGGCGGGGGTAAAGGTGGTACTAACGGTGGCGCTTCACCAAGTGCTACTGGCGGCAGTGGTGGCGGTGGTGGTGCTACAAATGGTTCTGGTAGTGCTGGTACATCAGGCCAAGGATTTGCTGGCGGTAATGGTGATGCTGTTAATGGCGGTGGCGGTGGCGGCGCGTCTGAGGCTGGAAATACAGACGGACAAGGACATGGCGGCGATGGAACAGCATCAAGCATAACCGGCTCAAGCGTTACTTATGCTGGGGGCGGTGGCGGCAGCGCTTTCTCAGCGGCTGATGGTTATCCAGGCGGCGATGGTGGCGGCGGAAAAGGGGGCGGCACAAGTGTTGCACCTACCGATGGAACAGCAAATACTGGCGGCGGTGGCGGTGGAGTTAGAAGTGGCGCAGGCAAATCTGGCGGCTCTGGCGTAGTCATTTTGTCCATTCCAACAGTTAGTTACTCAGGCACAACCACAGGCTCACCAACAGTCACGACAAGCGGTTCAAACACAATTTTGACTTACAACGCCTCTGGTACATATACAGGGTAAAAAAATGTCACACTTTGCAAAAATTGAAAATGGAATAGTTACTCAGGTAATCGTTGCCGAACAAGATGTAATCGACTCTGGCATCTTTGGCCACGGTTGGGTACAAACCTCATACAACACGCATGGTGGTCAACACCCAGAGGGCAGACCTTTGCGTAAGAACTATGCTGGTGTTGGGTACACATATGACGAACAGCGGGATGCGTTTATTTCCCCCCAACCATTTCCAAGCTGGGTAATGAGCGAGGAAACTTGCCAATGGTCTGCGCCTGTTGCAAAGCCAACGGATGGTATGTATTCTTGGGATGAATCAACAACATCTTGGATTAAACAAAATATCTGATATATTCGTAAAAACCGTACTGGTGCGTTCACCAGGGAGTCTTAGGATTCAAAAATGACTGAAGAAGTCCAACAACCCTTAGCGGAAGTAGACTCCGCGCCAGCTCCACAAGTGACGGCCACTCAGGAAGCTACACAAACGCCGGAAGTCGCTGATGAACCAAAAGAGTCAAGGGTTTTTACCCAAGACGAACTTGATGCAGCAATTGGCAAAAGGCTTGCAAGAGAACAACGTAAGTGGGAAAGAGAGCAGACTCAACGTCAAGCGGAAGCACAGACGCTGAGAGCGCCAGCAACGATCCCGCCGGTCGATCAGTTCGACAGCCCTGAAGACTATGCAGACGCATTGGCCTATCAGAAAGCTGAACAACTGTTAGCCCAGCGAGAACAAGCAAGGCAGCAATCTGCAATTCTTGAGTCTTATCACGAACGCGAAGAAGAAGCTCGGAGTAAGTACGACGACTTTGAACAAGTCGCCTACAACCCGAAACTTCCAATTACTGACGTGATGGCTGAGTCGATCCGAGCCTCGGACATAGGCCCTGAAGTAGCTTACTACCTCGGTGCTAACCCCAAGGAAGCAGATCGAATCTCTCGTCTTGCGCCTATCGTGCAGGCTAAAGAAATTGGGAGAATTGAGGCCAAGATGGCCAACGATCCTCCCGTGAAACGAACCACGTCTGCGCCAGCACCGATTTCGCCTGTCACTGCTCGCTCCTCTGGGGGCCCAGCCTATGACACTACTGATCCACGGTCTACCAAGACCATGACGGATTCGCAGTGGATTGAAGCTGAAAGAGCAAGGCAGATGAAAAAATGGCAAGCGCAAGCCAACCGCTAAACAATTTTTGAAGGATTTTTTCCATGTCTAATAGTATCTTAACGATCGACATGATCACCCGCAAAGCTCTCGAAATTCTCGAGAACAACCTGGTGCTCACCCGTAACGTGAACCGTCAGTACGACGACAGCTTTGCTGTTGAAGGTGCCAAGATTGGTTCTACACTGCGTATCCGTTTACCCGACCGCGCTTTGGTAACTGACGGTGCCGCCCTGCAAGTTCAGGACGACAACGAACAGTTCACCACTTTGACTGTTGCTTCACAAAAGCACATTGGCGTGAACTTCACATCTGCTGAATTGACCATGCAATTGGACGACTTTGCAGAACGTGTGTTAAAGCCTCGTATCAGCCAGTTGGCTTCCAGCATTGATGCTGACGTTGCCAATGCGTACAAAACCATCGGTAACACTGTTGGCACCCCAGGCACCACTCCTTCTACTTCTTTGGTCTTGTTGCAAGCCCAACAGAAGCTGAACGAAAACGCTGCCGTGATGTCACCACGTTACGCTACCGTCAACCCAGCCGCTAACGCTGGTTTGGTCGAAGGCATGAAAGGTTTGTTCAACCCCACCGACACCATCAGCAAGCAGTTCAAGAACGGCATGATGGGCACTGGCGTGTTGGGCTTTGATGAGATCAACATGTCTCAGTCAATCAAGCAGCACACCACTGGCTCACGTAGCGCAAGCGCGTCTACATTGGTCAAGACACCTGGTGTTACTTCTGAAGGTTCATCAACCATTTTGTTGGAACAAGGTTCTGTGTCAACAACAATCAATGCTGGTGACGTGTTCACTATCAGTGGTTGCAATGCTGTTAACCCACAGACTCGTGAAACCACTGGGTCACTGTTCCAATTTGTGGCTTTGACTACCGTTACTGCCTCATCTGGTACTTGGACTGTGACTGTTGCTCCTATGTATTCAGCTGCTCACGCACTGGCTACTATGGATGTGTTGCCTGCAACTGGCGGCGTCGTGACTTTCGTGGGCGCTGCTTCTACTGCCTACGCTCAGAACTTGATCTACCACAAAGACGCGATCACTTTTGCGACCGCCGATTTGTTGTTGCCACAAGGCGTCGATATGGCTGCTCGCGCAGTTCATAACGGTATCAGCTTGCGCGTTGTTCGTCAGTACGACATCAACAACGACCGTATGCCTTGCCGTATTGACGTTCTGTATGGCTTCAGCACAATCCGTCCACAAATGGCCTGCCGCATGTGGGGCTAATCAAATGGGGCTTCGGCCCCGTTTTCTAAATCTTTTCAAAGGAATAAATCATGGCTACATTACCTAACGGCGCAAGCGGTTACCAAGTTGGTGACGGCAATCTTGGCGAAATCAGTTTTTACAACACTAGCGCACCTGTCGCATTGACTGGCGCGTCTGTCACTATCACCGCAGACAATTTGGCTGCCGGTGTGTGCACTATGGACTCCGGCGGCACAGACGCAGGTACCTATGTGTTTCCAACAGGTGCATTGCTTGACGCTGCATTCTCTAGCCTTAAAGTTGGCTCGACATTTGATTGCTCTTTCATCAACATTGGTGATAACGCAGCAAATGACGTGACCTTTACTGCTGGCACGGGCAACACCCTAGTCGGTAACGACGTGATCCAAGATGCGCTGACCAAAACCAGCAACACATCTGGCACGTTCCGTTTCCGCAAAACAGGTGACGCAGCGTATTCAATCTATCGCATCGGCTAAACCTGAATAGGGGCTTCGGCCCCTATTTTTAAAGGAAAAAATCATGCCAAATACAAAACCTGTCGGTGTTGCTTTTAGCGATCCCGAATTAACTGCGGGCACTACAATTACCGGCGCACTTATTGATTCAACATCAAAAATTGCGTCTAATATTGCAAATGGTTTTTCTACGTCTATTCAGGGCGCAACCATTGCAACCACTGGAAACAGCGATGCTTACGTTATTGCTCAAACTGCCGGAACAATTACATCCGCAATTTTTTCGGGTGTAGATGCTCTTA